AAATATAGCCTCTGCTCGTCCTTTCGGCGCTTGACAAGACCGGGAAGTACCCGACCCCCTGCCTTGGTCCACTTCATAAACTCTTCCGCCGCCTCCTCAAACTCCCCCCGATTGGTCTTCATCCGAAGGGAAGAGCGTTGGAGATTGCCGAGACCCACGTTGAAGGCAAAAGATACGAGAGCATCAAAGACTCCCTGACGGCCAACAGCAGCAGGGCAAAGTCGAACCACGCCACGCTCAAACCGGTCAAGGTCTTGAGAAAGTATCCGGTCCACCTCGTCCATCGTGAGAACCCGATCCCATCCTGCGGGTATCGGTAGATTCCGGCGCTCCTCATACTTCACCGTTGCATGGGTGGGATCAATCACATGGCCAACACCGATAGTCCACAACAGCGCCGGACAGCGGTAGGGCTTAGTCCGGACACCCTCATGGCATTTCACAAGTTTAATAAGCTCAGGACTTACTTTCATTCCTGCACCTGTCAAAGTGGTATCGGCGCATATTGCCGCCACCACCTGATACACCGCACTTTGGGCAAGTAACGATTTGGCGCTTTCCTTTGCAGGATTGACTTAACTTGTTTCTAAATTCGGGGTCAGAAAGACGCTTGGCAGCGCCATCACGATACCGCTCCAAGTTAATGCGCTTTACCTTGCCACCAGTGTAGTCCAGAGCAAGGTTGTAAAGTTTATCTTGCGGAATCTCTGCAAGAAGGAAGTCTTCCAATTCTCTCGCCTGATCAATATTTTCCGTTTCGCAGACAACATCGAACGAAAATTGAGATATGTCTTGCTTAGTTCCACGCAAAGAACGAATAGTAGCCGGGTGATTCCCGTTCTTTAAGTATGACCTTTGGCAGATAAGCCTTTTCTTAATATTGCCACTGCTGCCGATATATACCTTTCCGGCAACGACATTCCTGATTGCGTATACCCCAATCATTTTTGCGAGAACGCTCTGCCGCCAAAATGGAACGCAATGATGGACGCCAGAATTGCCATCTCGTCATCCGAGAACACTTCAGCCATCGCAGCGGCAAACGGTACACCCGTGTTGTAGGCGTACCACACACCAGCAATGTTGATAGCGACCAATTCCAACACGAAGATGTAAGTCACGACCGGGCGAACCGATGCCCGTAGATTAATCATCCACTGGGATGCGCCCTTGCCGATTTCCATGTCGTGCTGATACAGGGCTACGCGCTCCTCGGCTGCGGACTGCACCTGAACCTGCTCCAATTTAATCTCTTCAACCCGAGCCTGAGCAATAAAGCCCCGCTCAGCCAGAGCTAGTTCCCGCTCTTTCTGGGCTGCGACTAGAGCCAGCTCGTGTTTCTTGTCCTGCCGGTCTTGGAAGATTTGCAGGATCTTGGGTAGTCCACCCGCGAGGAAAGACAGAAAAGTTGAAATCATCGTCATCATAAGTTAGCCCTCATTTATCTCGTTTGTTAACGAGATCAAACAGAGTTTTGATTTTGTCTTCCAGCACTGCGACTCTTAAATCCAGCTTTGATAAAACAATAATCAGTGTGATTAAAGCAAGAATGACCGGCCAAGCTCTTGTGAAAATCTCAAAAAGATCCACGCCTAATTCCCCTTTAATTTACTTGGAAGCCCTCACCACATCGTCACCCTTTGTCACTGTGACATGATCGCCTTCGACATCGACTCGCATCGGCATCTCTTTGCGATCCAGACGATCAAGCTTAGCAATGAGTTCCTTGATGACGGCAAACTCCGGCTTCTCTTCCTTCTCCGATGCCCCGGCGATACCGTTAAGCATGGAAATCAAAGCAGTCAGCGAAGCTCCAAGCAAACCCATAACGGCTGCGATCTTCTCAGAGTCCAGAACCAAACTAGATGCAACGCCAATTACGACAATGATTGTGATGTACTTGAGTCCGTCCTTACCAATCGCCTTACCCGCAACATCCTTGGCAGACGAGTTTGCCTCAAGCCGATTTAACTCAGCCTGAACCTTGGCTTTGAACAGCTCAATGTCTTCGCTCATTTGTCGGCCTTGGTTTCTAACCGGTCGAAGATCTTGCCGAGCATGTCTTTGATTTCATCAATATCGCGCTGATAGTGGGACTGCGTAACATACGTCAACGGCATATTGCGAACGTCTGTATCCAAACGCTCAATGCTGCGGGTGATTTGATTTAAGGACCAACCACCAAAAAAAGCTGCAACACCCACAACGATGTTAAATAAAATCTGCAATTCCATGGTTAGCCCCTAAATCATACAAACAAGATTACTGAACAGATTCTTCCGTCTTAGGAACCTGTTTTTCCGCTTGCTCTTTCAATTTAACCAGCAACGGCCACGCACCGCTGCTCGTCGGCAACTGACCGAGTACGCTTAATATCGCGTTAACCTCTTCTACAGATAGTTCCAGCTTAATCATTCTGCGCTCCACGGCAGCGGCAAACTTACGGTCGGCGGGTTGACGAGCATATCCAACTCACGCGCTACGTTCGCCTCTACAGCGTCCTTGTCCACGCCGTTTGCCCACACCCAACCCAGCACTTCGTTTTCGGTCAGGTCGGGGTAGGCAACAAAGTTATCGCCGGGACCAGCAAAGCCCATGCTGCCGTAGTTGGATGCCGTCTTGTCGCCATCGCTGGCAGAGCAACGCCATGCAGCGGTAACAACAACATCGGTGTAAGAGCCGTCTTGCGGCTTAACGATCATGCTTTCAATTTTCCAAGTAGCCATTTATTTAGCCTCCAGTTCAGCGACACGCGCTGTCAGTTCTTGCACAGCCTTTACAAGCAAGGCCACCATGTTGCCGTAATGCAGGGCATCCGGGCGGCCTTCCTTGTCGTAAGCCACAAATTCGGTCAATCCTGCGTCATGCACTTCTTCGGCAATCAAGCCGCCGAATACGGTGTCGCCGTCGTTCTTGCCCTTGTAGGTGACGCTGCGAAGTTTCAGTACGTCAGCGAGACCGTGCGTTGCGGTGGTTACGTCTGACTTGTAACGGAGTGACGAGGTTGAGCGATACAGTATGCCGCTTGAGTCAACAAACACATTTGCCGCGCTGCCGGTTGTAAGGTTGTACGGAGATTCTGCGGCTGTTCCAGTTAAAATTCGTCCATCATTTCTGACTACCAACAGGTTAACTTCCGCTGAATTCCAAAGAACAAGCGTGTTGTCAGAAGTCCCCGTTGTTGTCCCTTGAACAAACAATCTAACAGTAGAAGTAGGTTGACGTCCTATTGCGGTATCACCCGCAAAATAATTCTGCGCCGTCCCCGCTGCATAGAAGTTAAAGCGGTTAGAGCCAGAGGCGATGTCGGAGTAGAAGCCGTAGTTGTTGGTGGCTTGGGTAAACCCACTAGATACACGAAATCCAAATTGATTTGTTACGGTTGAGCCAGCGCCAATAGCAATCCCAGACGTAAAAAAATGACTTGCACTTGACAAAGTAAACGAAGTGGCTTGCGTGTTTGAAGTTGACCAGAAACCGACGTAATCGGATGTTGATCCACTAGGAACTGTGCCGTTTGTATAAAAACCAGCAGAAGTATTTGAGCCAGTTGGCAAAGTTCCAGCAATTCTTGTTTTTGCAAACGCATCCGCCGTCCCGCCGATCCCGACGTTGCCGGAGGAGTCAATACGCATCCGTTCGGTGCCAGCCATCTGCCAACTGTAAATAGCGTTAATAGAAGTATTCCAGACAAAACTATCCGTCGCCCCAGCGGTCGGGGTGCAGTCCATAGTCACAGAGCCAGTTTGAAGTCTGAAGGCTCCTAAAAGTCCAACCTCTAACTTTCTGCTCGGCGAAGCCGTCCCAATACCGACGTTGCCCGTGGACGTAGCAATACGCATACGCTCCGTGCCATCGGTGGCAAACACAAGGTTATAGCCGTTATTAGTGGTAAACGACGCGATAGAGTCGTCACCCATAGCAACACCAAGCGCATTGGTGCCGCTGTTCTGCCACATCTCAATGAAATTGGCGGCGTCGTTGCCCCATGTCGCGGGAGCGTCAAAGTTGTTAGTGACCCTAAAGGATGCGATGTTTGTCCCAATACCGACGTTGCCGGAGGAGTCAATGCGCATCCGTTCGGAAGTTCCGCCAGTTCCAAATTTAATGGCTCCGGCAGAATCAACAGCAACAAGGCTTATTCCTGCGGAAGTATTATTATAAATACCTCCTAATCCACCACCGGCTAATACTCCAGCACCGCCATAGTTTGTTCCTGTGTGAAAAAACTGCGTTTGAGTCGTGCCGTTTGATGCAAAAAACTGTGCTGTTGCTAGCGAGCCGGTGTTTGCGTTGGTAACTTTAATTGCCGTATCGCCGTTTGCGCTTTTTGACGCTTCAACAAGTTGCCCCGGCGAAGCCGTCCCAATACCGACGTTGCCCGACGAAGTGGCAAGATAGGCGTTAGTGGTAATTGTCAGGCTCGTGCCCGATATGTTCGTGATATTCGCGCTCGTACCCGTCAGCGTTGTGATCGTGGCTGACGTAGAATTTAAATGCGTAATCTGAGCACTAGCACCACGAAGTTGCGTAGTTGCTGTGGTACCAAAAGTAGTACCAGTTAGCGTTGCAATATTTGCAGAAGTACTGTTGAGGTTAGTAACAGTACCCGACGTAAATGTACCGAGCGTAGTGCCCGTCAGCGTCGTGATGTTGGCTGATGTAACCGTCAGCGTTGTGATCTGTCCACTAGCTCCGCGAAGCTGAGTCGTTGCCGTAGCGCCGAAGGTCGTGCCCGTCAGCGTTGCGATGTTGGCAGAAGTTGATCCAAGGTTAGTAATAGTCGCGCTAGAAATGGTCGGATTATTCGCCAAAACAACTGCGCCAGTTCCAGTGCTGGAGCTGATACTAATATTCGGAGTCGTACCGCCGGTCGAGGCCAACGGGGTGCTTGCAGTAACCGAAGTAACCGTACCGCCAGAACCAGTGGCTGCGATGGTAATACTGCCAGTGGCATTTGTGACAGTTACACCAGTGCCAGCCGTAATCGTGGCTAGCGTGTAATTTGACCCATTACCAATGAGCAACTGACCGTTAGTCGGGGTCAAGCTAGTGCCCGTACCGCCCTGTGCTCTCGAAAGAGCGTTAGACAGCGTTAGGCTTGTCGCAGAGAAGTTCGTGCCACTCAGCGTAGTAATGTTGGCTGAGGTGCTGGTCAGGGTCGTTGCCGTAGCTGACGTTGCTTGGAACTGGGTGATATTTGCACTACTGAACCCAGCCGTCGTTCCGGTAACGGTTGTGATACCAGCAGAAGTACCGCTCAACTGGGTCAACGCCGCAGAGGCACCGCGAATCGTAGAAGACGCAGTGGTACCAATAGTCGTACCGGTAATAGTCGTAATGTTAGCGGAAGTGCCAGTCAGGGTTGTAATGTCACCCGAAGCGCCTCGTAACTGAGTTGTGGCCGTAGCACCAAAGGTCGTTCCGGTTAAGGTCGTAATGTTAGCGGAGGTGACCGTTGCCGTTGTGATCTGTGCGCTAGCGCCTCGAAGCTGGGTTGTCGCGGTCGTACCAAAAGTGGTACCCGTCAGAGTCGTGATGTTCGCAGAGGTGCTAGAAAGATTATCAATCGTCGCGCTTGTGGACTTGAGCGTGGTAATCGTAGCCGACGTAAAGGTCGCATTCGTCAGAGACAAACTTGAAACGGTCAGGCTAGTGACGCCAAGGTTGGTAACCGTTGCGCTAGTGGCATTGAGCGTCGTGATCGTCGCCGTTGTGGCAGTTAAGATATTGACCGACGCGGCACCGGCAACGGAAAGGCTGCTTGGGTTCGTGCCAACTTCAATAATCGCGCTGGCGCTGTTCATAGAGAACAAACGCTTATCTGCGGTATTAACGGCTAACTCTGCACCTCCTGCCAAATTAGTCAGGCTTGCAGTACCCGGAATTGAACCCGGAGTGTCGCTCTTTTTCGTCAGAATAACAGGCATTAGTAGGTGCCTCCGCTTATGGTTCCAGTGGCATTAGCCAGATTCAAATAATAACTTCCCGTTTGGCCATCAAGCAAATCAGCGTTCAGGTTAGTCACCAGAGTGGTAGAGCTGATTACAAGGCTGCCTAACGACAGGTTGGTTACGCTGGCCGAAGTGCCGGTCAGGGTGGTAATGGTTGCTGAAGTCGAATTTAACTGCGTGATCTGACCGCTTGCGCCACGCAATTGGGTTGTAGCAGTGGTGCCAAAGGTTGTGCCGGTCAGAGTCGCTATATTTGCCGACGTTGAATTAAGGTTGGTAACGGTGCCAGAGGTAAACGTCCCAAGCGTCGTGCCAGTAATCGTGGTGATATTGGCAGAAGTCGCAGTTAGGGTCGTAATCTGACCGCTGACACCCCTAATTGTGGTCGAGGCCGTCGTGCCGAAAGTAGCTCCCGTAAGGGTCGTAATCTCAGCGGACGTAGACGCAAAGTTGGTAATTTGACCGCTTGCGCCTCTGACTTGAGTCGTAGCAGTTGTGCCAAAGGTTGTACCAGTCAACGTCGTAATATTGGCCGACGTACTGGTAAGAGTGGTAACCGTAGCCGAGGTTACTGTTGCATTTGCTAACGAAAGGCTAGAAATAGTCAGGCTGGTAACAGAAAGGTTTGTAACCGTGCCTGAGGTGTAAGTCAGCGTAGTGCCAGACAGCGTGGTGATATTCGCTGAAGTGGACGCCAGCGTGGTAACCGTTCCGCTAGAGATAGTCGGGCCGTCAGCCAAGACAACCGCACCCGTACCCGTGCTGGACGCGATACTGATGTTTGGAGAAGTGCCGCCCGACGACGCCAGTGGCGACGATGCCGTGACCGCAAGAACTCCGGTTGCTCCACCACTTGCCGCGATGGTGATAGATCCCGTCGCATTGGTAATAGTGATGTTAGTACCGGCAGTCAGCTCGGTCAGGCTATACCCTGTGCCATTGCCAATCAGTAACTGACCATTCGTTGGGGTCAGACTAGATCCGGTTCCACCCTGCTTGACAGCAAGGGCATTGGTCAGGGTTAGGCTTGTAGCCGAGAAGTTAGTGCCTGTCAGGGTCGTGACGTTAGCCGAAGTGCCCGACAAATTATCAATCGTTGCGCTGGTTGATTTCAGGGTTGAAACCGTTCCAGACGTAATTGTGGCGTTAGCAAGCGACAAGCTGGAGAGCGTCATGCTTGTCACGTTTAGATTCGTGATTGACGCGCTACCGTAAGTCAGCGTGGTTCCCGACAGCGTGGCGATATTACTGCTGGTTCCGGTCAACGTCGTAATCGTGGCCGATGTCGCTTGGAACTGCGTAATGTTGGCGCTACTAAAGCCAGCGGTGGTTCCAGTGACGGTCGTAATGCCAGCCGAGGTGCCGCTAATTTGAGTTAGGGCAGCGGACGCACCACGAATGGTGGACGAGGCAGTGGTACCAATAGTGGTACCAGTAATCGTCGTAATATCGGCAGAGGTGCCAGTCAGCGTTGTGATAGCGCCTGAGGCACCGCGCAACTGAGTTGTCGCAGTTGTACCAAATGTTGTACCAGTCAGCGTTGTCACATTCGCAGAAGTCGATGCCAAGTTATCAATCGTGGCACTTGTGGACTTCAGGGTTGTGATCGTTGCCGATGTAAACGTGGCATTGGTCAACGACAAACTTGCAACGGTCAAACTTGTCGTGTTGAGGTTCGTTATCGTCGCGCTGCCATAGGTCAGCGTTGTTCCGGAAAGCGTTCCAATGTTGCTGCTAGTTCCCGTCAGCGTAGTAATGGTCGCTGAGGTGGCTTGGAACTGAGTAATGTTGGCACTGCTGAACCCGGCAGTTGTACCGGTCACAGTCGTGATACCGGCTGATGTACCACTGATTTGAGTCAGAGCAGCAGATGCACCACGGATCGTAGACGAGGTAGTTGTACCAATCGTCGTACCGGTAATAGTTGTGATGTCGGCTGACGTACCAGTCAGGGTGGTAATTGCACCCGATGCGCCTCGAAGTTGAGTCGTTGTCGTGGTACCAAAGGTAGTACCCGTCAAAGTCGTAATGTCAGCCGAGGTAACTTCTAAGTTATCAATCGTCGCACTCGTAGACTTCAGCGTAGTAATGGTTGCCGAAGTAAACGTCGCATTAGTCAAAGACAAACTAGATACCGTCAGACTGCCAACCGAAAGATTGGTAATGTCAGCCGAGGCACCGCGAATTGTCGTAGACGCTACGGTTCCAAATGTCGTCCCAGTGAGCGTCGTAATATCTGCGGAAGTTGCCGCAAAGTTAGTAATTTGACCGCTAGCACCACGAATCTGGGTGGTTCCAGTTGTTCCAAAGGTCGTTCCCGTTAGGGTGGTAATGTTTGCCGACGTTGATCCAAGGTTATCAACCGTAGCACTCGTGGACTTCAGTGTTGTAATAGTGGCTGAAGTAAACGTGGCATTTGTCAGACTAAGGCTGCTAACCGTTAGGCTAGAAACAGACAAATTAGTAATGTCGGCAGAAGCGGCCCTAACTTGGGTCGTGGCCACAGCTCCAAACGTAGTTCCAGTCAGCGTCGTGATATTGGCGCTGGTGGAGTTTAAGTTCGTAACAGTTGCAGAAGTAATGGTGGCGTTTGTTAATGACAAACTTGAAACGACCAAACTGGTTACGTTCAGGTTTGTGATTGTTGAACTGCCATAAGTCAGCGTCGTTCCTGACAGGGTAGCAATATTGCTGCTCGTGCCAGTCAGGGTTCCAATGCTTGCAGATGTGGCATTGAACTGAGTGACGTTACCGCTGCTGAAGCCGAGAGTCGTACCCGTAACGGTCGTGATACCGGCAGACGTTCCGCTCAGTTGCGTAATAGCACCAGAGGCTGCGCGGATCGTTGAAGATGCCGATGTACCGATTGTGGTACCAGTAATAGTTGTAATGTCAGCCGATGTTCCGGTGAGGGTTGTAATAGCACCGGATGCACCGCGAAGTTGCGTTGTTGCAGTGGTACCGAAGGTGGTACCAGTCAAAGTCGTAATATCTGCCGAAGTAGACTTCAGATTGTCTATCGTTGCGCTTATCGATTTAAGCGTCGTAATAGTTGCTGAAGTGAACGTCGCATTGGTAAGCGTTAGGCTCGATACCGTCAGGCTAGATACAGACAGATTGGTAATGTCTGCGGACGCCGCCCTAACTTGCGTGGTCGCAACTGTTCCAAACGTCGTGCCCGTGAGGGTGGTGATATTCGCTGAAGCAATGTTGGCTGCGGTAATTGACGCGCTGCCATAAGACAGTGTTGTACCCGAAAGGGTCGCCACATTTGCCGAGGTTGACGTAAGCGTCGTAATCGTTGCCGACGTAAAGCTGGCATTTGCTAGTGACAGGCTAGAAACCGTTAGGCTGGTAACCGAAAGATTGGTCACCAAAGCCGAGGTCGAGAACAGGGTGCTAACCGTACCGCTAGTAGAAGTCAGGTTAGTTAAAGTCGCAGAGCCGCTAGTCAGGGTCGTAATGTCGCCACTGCCGTATCGCAGCGAAGTACCCGATGCCGTGGTAATTCCAGCCGAAGTAGAAGTCAGCGTTGAAACCGTACCGCTTGTCGAAGTCAGGTTGGTTAAAGTCGCTGATCCGCTCGTCAACGTCGTGACATTACCGCTTCCATAACGAACCGAGGTTCCAGACAGCGTTGTAATGTTGGCAGACGGAGATGTGAGCGTGGTAACGGTCGCGCTTGTGGCCGTCAGGTTTGTAACTGTCAAATCAGTAATTGACGAAGATACAAACTTGAAGTTTTCAATCGTACCGCTGACGGCGGTGAAATTAGTTACGGTCCAGCTTCCGCCGGTAAGCGTCGTGATGTTTCCGCTCGTAGCACTGAGAGAACTGGCATTGATAGAGCCATCACTAATGCTGACGCTGTATGCATCCTGAGTGGCAATTGTGCCAAGCCCCAAGTTAGTTCTGGCACCAGATGCCGTCGTGGCTCCAGTACCACCACCCAGAATAGAAACAGTTCCCGAAAGTGTGATCGTTCCGGAACTAGTGATTGGCCCGTTTTCAAAAACAAGACCGGCAACTGTTGAGGACATGTCAACGCTGCGAACAGTGCCAGCGCCAACATTTGACCAAACAGGCGAGTTAGTTCCGTCAGAAACTAGAATCTGTCCCGGCGAGCCAACAGGCGTAAACGCAAATTGCGAACCAGTTGAATAGACAAGCGCGCCCGGAATAGGAGAAAGGCTGGCATTAGTACCGCCACGCCCCATGGGCAAAACACCCGTTGTTTCGCTTCCATCGGACAGATCAATAGCCGGATGAACGTGATCGCCACGGGCCGGGTTTAGGCTAGTTCCTGCCGTTGCCGAGCCGAGGGGCTGCGGGGTCGCATTTGAAAAATCAACGGTCAGCGTGCGGTCTACGTTGAGGTTTCCCCCTCCAGACAAACCATCACCCGCAACAATCTGGCGCGAATCTGGAACGTAACCACTAATGATCAGCGGAGCCGTGCTAACAAGAGTGACACGACCCTTGTTGTTAACCGTGACAACAGGAACATTGGCCCCATCGCCATACGTCCCGGCGCTAACACCTGTTGTATCAAGTTGCGTATCGCCAATACCACCATTTGCAACAGCAATGGTAATGTCGTGCGACAGCGTTCCGCCCCCCGTCAGCCCCGTGCCTGCATTGATTGCCCTGCTAGGCGGGACAGTCAGATTTTGATTGATCTGACTAAACTGAACCTTGTATGTAGTACCCGAAATAACAATAGGAAAATAACCAGCCGGGTCCGCAACCGGAGCCTCTGGAAGCTGGGAAATTCTTGAGGGTATTAAATTACTGGGTACGTTAGCCATTACAGCGGCTGCTCCGGCTCAAGGTAATTACCATCCGCTTCATTCACAAGGAACGTATTGCCATCTTCACTAATGACGCCATACGGCTGTGAAGAAAGCGGAACGTCTGGCCTTACAAACGGCAGCGTAATTCTTTCGGTTTGACGCGCAGGCAATCTATATGGATCAAGCTCGTCCCAATCTACTTTGCAGACCCGAAGCCCCGGAGAATTACGGTCGGGCATCAGCTCTGCTAAAGGAAACTTTCTGGAACAACGATCACAAATTCCAATCGCTGCATAAGGCTGTCCACGAGTATCTAGGTATAAACCCATGATTACCTCGTATACATGCTAAGGTTTGGAGTCCAATAAATTGGCGAATTGTCTCGCTCCTCATTCTCAGCCTGAGCCAATGCTTTTTCGGCTTTGGCCTCCAAAATAGGCATCAAATTAGCATCTACTTCGGGGGTTTCTTCAGCAAGCTTAGATGCCAGCATGGCTACGATTGCATCGAACCAACGCTGCGGGACATCCAACTCTTGTGTCATCGTGCCCACATCCTGAATGTAGCGGTGACGCCACAACACGATCTGCTGTGTTTCCGCTGTGGCATTAGGAGCAGGCCAAAGGCGCATGATCGGCTGATTAATTTGACGATCAAACCAAAACTGCAAAGGACGGCCAAGGAAGGACTTGTTGGGCAGCGCCGTATAGTCATCGCGATTCAATCGCGCAATAGGAATCTCGTTGGGCGTGTTCCCAAAGTAAATTTCCGAGGCCGAAAGGACTCCGCTCGTTACGCGAACGCGGAAATAATCTGCGGTAACCGGAACTTCGGTATCAACCCAAAGCCACTCCCCGGCTACTTGAGTGGGGTCGCTAGTGCTTTCTTGAGTAGCAACAGCAGTCCAAGCTACCCCGTTATTAGATTGCTCAATTACAAAAGGCTCTGATACGGCAGACCACTTGATTCCAACCGTAGTGACCGTTAAGCCATCTGCGCTGTAATTCTGATACGTCGTTGCCGTAAGGGCGGTTGTTCCCGTCGCTTCTTGCAAAGTACGCAAGTTGGTATTGAGAACGTCTACAGTCCCAATAGGCAGAGTTACAGCACTCTGACCCTCATACAACGGCATAATTAGCCGCTCTATGCACCAGAGTTGAACGCCTCGATTCGCAAGGTTAGCCAGAATCAGGTAGAGCTGGTCATTGGCAACGTCGATCATCTCAGAGGTGATCTGCTGCGCACCCAAGCGACAACGCCTAAAGGCATGGTCAATGACCTGCCTAGTCGTGAATTGAGTTGTCGAAACTGTACCGGAAGTCGCCATCAGGGTCCCTCTTGCGCCATGGTCCACTGCACTGAGCAGACCCCTCTGACTACACGGAAGTTA